AGACCCGAGAGACCTTGACGCTGCGTATCGCTTGGTGTTTAATGGTGGGTGGACACATAGCTCAAATGGAGCAACACCGAATGGGACGAATGGGTATGCTGATACGAAAATCATTCCTTCGTCAGTTTTGACAACGTCATCCGCTCACTTCTCTAAATACAACCGCACAAATGATTTGGTTAATTTCAAATTAGATGGAAGTTATACTGTTAATAATTCAACTTTATTTCAACATAACTACACTTCAGCAAATGGTTGCATCGGTCAAGCTACATCAACTGCTACATATACGGCAACTAATACTCAAGGTTTGTTTACTGCAACACGAATTGCAACTAATGCGTTTAAAGTATTTAAAAACACATCAAATATTGCCTCTAATACTACTTCAATAACTGCAATGCCAAATTCAAGTGTATATATTGGGGCAAGAAATGAAGATGGCGTTTCACCAGGTTTTTACAATTCATATCAAGCTGCATTCGCATCAATCGGAGACGGCTTAAATGATACCGAAGCCGCAGCACTTTACACAGCAGTACAAACATATCAAACAACTTTATCAAGACAAGTATGAAATTAGCAGACATCACAACCGAAGATATCACCACCTTAGTCGGACTTTTGACTGAGGTGCAAAAAGACGAATTAGTCGGAGTTTACTACTCCGATGATTCAATCTACAACCCTATTCAAGATATAGACGATAATTGGGTCATCTCAGTAGAGGAGATGCTTTACACGACCAATCCTGAGACGTTGTGGGTGAAAGACCTTGAACTGATTGAGTACAAACCGAAACCATCACCAAGCCCTTTCTAAATGGCACAAACAACCATAGCATCACCGCAGACGTTCAGCCCAGCGTACAACCCATTGAAGTTCATCGTTGACTCAACCAACAAAGCGAAGGCTGGCTTCCGCTACATTTTCGATGTGTATGCTGCTGGCACTGCAACCAAGATTGCGGAGTACAAAGTGCTCCCAACCTTTGGCACTGGCTATGGCGAGGAGGACCTTTCCAAGCTGCTCCAGAATCAAGTGAGCTGGGACCTCGACAGCATCAACACAGCGAGCTATGGCGCACCGAATTCATACTACAATTATGATGTGTTCATTGGCGAGGAGTATGTCTATGAGGTAGCCTATACGAGCAGCTTAACGAATGCGAGTGGCAGCGTACAGATAAACGCGACCAACTCATTCGCTGCTGGAGACCAGGTCATCATCACACAAGCTGATGGTGGTGTGGCAAACCCACAGCTCGAAGGACTGCACACCGTGGTCAGTGCAACTGGCTCGGCATTCGTTGTCAACGTGCTGTGGTCCACGATCACGAGCGCAACAATCGATGGCTCGGTGAGCTACGCTGACAAGCGCAAGACCATCGTTAGAGACATCACTGAGCTCGATGATTACACTGTGTTCAATGGAGCTTTCAGATGGGATGAGTGGACAGCATATGACAACCTTGACTTCAAGCTCAACGCACCAACTTCAAGATGGCTGACCAATCAACCGACATCATTTCAGTGCACACTCGGTCAAGACCTATGGCTCAACCTACGCAATCCGAAAGGCACTGACCGCATCATATTCCAAAACAGCAACGGAGCTTCATTCTACAAGGTGCCAAGCTCAATGGATGACGTGCTCCAGGTGGCTGTTGGTCCGAACAACTACGGCACATTGGTCGGCACGGGCTCACTCATCGACAACACTGTTGAGTGGTACGATGTATTCTTTGGCAACGGCTCAACGCTACCACAGCAAGACTCGGTCAAGTACCGCATCTACCTCGACAGACGTCCATCAATCAGCGAGCATGAGCTGCTATTCCTGGACCGACTCGGCTCATGGTCATCATTCTCATTTCAGCTGCGTGCATACGAGCGTGGAGATGTTAGCCGTGATATGTACAACAGAGATGTGGTCGGCTACGTCAACGCATCAGACGAGTGGACCTATACAACAGAGGACTTCGGCTTCAATACATTCAACATCAATGTCATCAAACGCATGGACCTCAACACCAACTGGATGACCCAAGAGATGGCAACCTACTTCGAGGAGCTTGTCACATCGCCTCAGGTGTTCATCAAGTCGGTGAGCTACACTTGTGGTGATGACTTGACTCCATCAAGCAGCAGCTATCAGCCCGTAATCGTGGAAAACAACGCATACGAGATGCTAAACCAACGCAATAAGAATCTGATGCGCCACTCAATCACTGTGCGCTTCGCAAACCAGGATAACGTAAATGGTTAGAATACAACTTGAGAATGGATTCCTCGATGTAAAGGAGGGGACAGTCTTTCCTTTGAACTTCGCAGTCGGGGACATCCGTGACCTCACCAAGCGCAGCGGAGCATTCTCCAAGACCATCACCTTGGTGGGTAGCAAGAATAATAACGAGCTGCTCAACCACTACTATGATGTAAACATCCAAGCTGGCACCTTCGATATCAACGCACTCACAAAGTGCAGCGTGATTCAGAACAACGTGCCAATCATGGAGGATGCGCTGCTTCAGTTGCTATCGGTCAACAAGAATCAGCAAACAGATGCCTATGAGCAAGCTGTCGAATATGAGGTCCTAATCAAGGACACGAGAGTGGAATTCTTTACAGCCATTGCCAACAAAGACCTGACTGACCTGGACTTCACTGACCTCAACCATACATTCTCGGCTGCTGACATCGTGGCGACATTTGACAACACGATCACTGACGGCTTCAAGTATGTGTTGCCATACGATACTGACAATCTGTACAACGTCCGTCAGATGAAGCCAGCTATCTATGCCAAGACATACCTTGACCGCATCTTCGCCACTGCTGGCTTTCAATACCAATGGAGTGACTTGGCTGCGGCTCGCTTCGACAAGCTGCTCATCCCTTACAATGGTGACAGCAACACATTCGACACAGCTGATTATTTGGTTGAGGCAACCATCAATGGCATCGAGCAACAGACTCTGACCAACTCATTCGGCTCTTATGATGACGTCACCGGATGGACTGAAATCACTGACGTGCAAGGCTCATTCAATCCGAGCACTGGAGTCTACACCATACCTATCACCACGAGCTCGGCAGCTGGTGAGGGATACACTGTTGAATATGAGGTCAATTATGACTTCTATGTTGACAACACTAACAGCGTGAATGTGTACAATATGTACAACTCATACACTGCAAGGCCGAGAATAGCTGTGAGCGTGGAAGGATTTCAAGACCAGGTGTCGAATGTTGCCAATACTCAAATCATAGGCACTCAATTCACACTTGCTCCAGGCATCCACAACTTCACACCAGCTGCATCAGGAATCAAAACGGGTGGAGTGATTGCAATGCAGAACGCATCTGGCTCACTTGAGATTCTTGCAGCCGATGAGCTCAAGATTCAAATTGGAGTGCATCAGCAATTCACTGCGTGGTTCACAAACACGACCTTCCCATACACACCAGCACCTGACCCAGTATACTCAGTATTCAAGGTCAACAGCCTTCGAGTGCGAATCCTTCCAACTGCCAACATCCAAGTGATTGGTGGTATCCTGGATATCAACCAATATGTGCCACTCAAAATCAAGCAGAGCGACTATGTGAAGTCTATCTTCCAAATGTACAACCTCTACGCTGACACAGATGTGGACCAACCAAACAAGTTTATCCTTCGCCATCGTGACGAATACTATGACAGCGGAGCAGAGAAGGATTGGTCGCAGAAACTAATGAAGGACAGAGAGCAGAATCTCATCTTCCTTCCAGACCTCTCAAACAAGAAGCTCAAGCTCACATACAAGGCTGACACCGATTCACCGAATGTTGTCTACACACAGATGACTGACGAGATTTATGGTCAGCTCGAGTATACCTTTGACAACGAGTATGTGAAGGATACCGACACCAAAGAACTCATCTTCTCACCGACTCCAGTGGTTGCCACTTCATTCGATGCCTATGTGCCATCACTGAATGGTGAAGCACCAAAGACCAACATCCGCATCTTGTATGATGGTGGCGAGCAGACGTGCGGCTCATGGGACCTCATTGAGTACGGCACAACGGGTGAGCTCGGCATCACAACCTATCCGATGATTGGCCACTTCGATGATGCGCTCACACCTACATTCGACATCAACTTCGCAACGTGCGACTACTACTACTACACACCGAGCACACTGACTGCGAACAACCTCTACAATCTGTATTGGAGAAGGACAGTCAACCAAATAAATGTCGGCAAGATGTTGGTGGCTTACTTCCATTTGACAGAGGCTGACATTCAGACGCTCAAGCTCAATGACAAAATCCGCATCGACAACTCATGGTGGAACATCAACAAGGTCATCGACTATGATGCCAATGCAGAGGTGCCAACCAAGGTGGAGCTCATCAGCATCGACACTGAGATTGACCTCGCTCCATTCGTAACGAATCCAGGCACACCCGTCTCACCACCAATCACTGCATCATCACATGACACAAATCTTGCCACACGATCAGTGGAAGCAAATGTCAACCTTTCGGGCATGGATGTCATCGTGCGTGGTACCGGCAACAACATCGGTGATGGTCTGCGTGGCTTGGTCATCGGTGACAACAAAACACTCCAGGAGGATGGAATCATCACGCCTCGAATCAACGGAGCTGCTGCTGTGGCACAGACTTATGTGGCACTACTAACGCAGAGCGGAACTGATGCACCGACTGCTTCTGTATTGGCTGAGAACATCGGAGTAATCACCTGGACTCGCACCAACACTGGTCAATATCTCGGCACTCCTATCAGCCCATTCGATGCTCTAAACACTTTCGTCATAATCGGCAATGTAGAACATGACTACATTGCTACTGCCTACGTCAACAGCGATGGCAACATTGTGGTGCACACAACCAAAACACAGAATCATGCACACACTGATTCACAATTAAGAAATTCACCAATAGAAGTCAGAATATATGGCTAATGAAATAGAAATTCCTCTCAAGCTCTCAGGTGTTCAATCACTCAAGGCAGAGCTCCGTTCACTCAAGGCAGCCATTGCTGAAGCATCTGACCCGGCACAAATGGAGATGCTCTCCAAAAGAGCTGGTGAGGTAGCGGATAAAATTAAGGATGCCAATGATGCTGTCAATGTGTTTGCATCTGGTTCGAAATTCGAACAAATCAGCAACTCATTTGGTGGCATCCGTGACTCATTGATGTCACTCGACTTCGAAGAGGCATCTGATAAAGCCAAGGTATTCAGCAAGTCACTTGGTGGATTGAATGCCGCTGACATCAGCAAATCAATGAAGGGCCTCACAAGCACCATCACAACAATGGGTGGCGCATTTGTTAAGCTCGGAGCGCAGATTCTTGTGAATCCAATCTTCTTATTGGTTGCAGTCATCACCGCAATCGTGGTTGCAGTAGTTATGTTCCTCAAAAAGATTGGTGTACTTGATAAGATATTCAATGCCATCACTGCGGCACTCAAGCCACTCATCGATGGATTCAAGCAACTGACTGAATGGTTGGGATTGAGCACTGCCGCATCTGATGAAGCTGCTGAAAAAGTTCAGAAAAACAATGAGAAGATTGCTGAATCATCCAAGAAAAGAGTTGAGCAGCAAACAAAATCAATTGACCAAGAGATTCAACTTGCTCAGTCGCTTGGCAAGGACACTGAAAAACTTGAAATCAACAAGACAAAAGTCACTGAGAGAGAAGCAAAACTAAGAGTAAAAGAAGCAGAAAAAGGTCTCAAGGACTTAAAAAAGAAAACGGGCAAGCTCGCAGATGAAGAGCGTGAGCGACTCAAGAAGCAAGTGCAAGATGAGAATGCAATCATCAAGCAAGCTCGAGTTGACCGTCAGGTTATTCTCAACAAGGCACAATCTGAAGAGAAGCAGAAGCAAGCGGAGGAAGATAAGAAAGCAGCAGAGGAAGCTAAAGCTAAAGCAGTTGATGCAGCCAAGAAATATAAGGAAGGTAAGGCAGCAATTCAAGCAGAGATTGCAGCAGCCAACAAGCTGGTCATTGATTCTGGCAAGACTCAACAGCAAAGAGAGATTGATGATATCAAGGCTAAATATGATGCTCTCATCAAGGAAGCTAAAAAATACAAGCAAGATGTCACAGCTTTGGAAGCTGCCAAGAATACAGAAATTGGTGTCATCAATAAGGCTGCCGCTGATGCTGAACTTGAGAGACAAAAGAATCTCGACAGGCAATTAGCTGATTTCAGAAATGAAGAGCTCGACAGAGCTGAAGCAATTCAAGAGCAAGCATATCAATCCGGACTGACTGCTCGACAAAAAGAAATTGAAGAGCGCACCTACTACTATGATAACCTAATCGCTGAAGCCAACCGATACGGAGTTGATACCAAGATATTTGAAGAGCAACGCAGAAAGGAACTCGCTGATATAAATAAGAAATTTGACGATCAACAAATCGCAGCAGCAGCAGCTGTGGAAGAGCAGAAGCGAGCGATACAACAGCAAGGTCTTGATGTAGCTGCTCAAGGTGTGAAATTGATTGCAAGTTTATTTGAGCAATCAAAAGGTGTTCAGAAAGCATCAGTTATCGCTGAATCAGCTATCGGAATCGCCAAGATGATTATATCAAATAAGGCAGCGAACGCAGCTGTCATAGCGAAATATGCAGCAATCCCAGGTGGTGCAGCTTTGGCAGCCGTAGAAACTAAACTAAACAACATAAGCACTGGAATAGGAATTGCAGCGAACGTTGCAGCTACATCCAAAGCACTCCAAGCATTAGGTGGTGGCTCAGCTCCACAATCTCCTTCAGTAAATGGTGGAGGTGGAGGCAGCTCATCAGTGCCATCATTCGTACCTGGCAACCTATTCGGCCAAGGCAACGCAGCGAACAACGTCACATCACCAACTGGCATGGAGCAAGGTCAGAACATCACTGTCACTGCTGTGGTATCTGAGACCGAGATAACAGCCACACAAAGCAAGGTCAACAAAATCATGAAAAATTCAGTACTATGATAAGCTATCAAGCACTCGTCAACGAAATCATCGCATTCTACAATTCCCATCTCCAAGTCAAAAAGGTGGGCTCTGACTTCAAAGAGCAGCTCTTCAACTTCGCCACCAAGGATGAGAAGTATCCGATTGTGTACATCGTTCCGATTGATGCGATACCAACCGACAACACCAATGACTTCACGCTTGAGATTTACTGCTTTGACATCATCCAAAAAGACCGTGCAAATATCAACGTCATATTGAGTGACTGCCATCAGATTCTCATGGACTTGTATTTGAACTATACTTTCAATGACAATGATCGTGATTTTGATGTGGTAGGCTTTCCAGCTTTGGTGCCGCTCAACAATGACCTTCTCGACTACGCTGCTGGATGGCTCATGACCATCACATTCACCATGGATTCATGGACCGATTGTCAGATTCCTAAACAAATTGGCAACTGATTGCAATATAAGTAATGGCAAGGTACAAAAACACTGGCGAATATAACTTCAAATATCCTCTCAGAAGGAAGATGGCCAACACACTCAAGAAAGTCATCAAGGATGAAGCACTCATCGACACATACACGCTGTATGATTCGGTGCGTATCAATGCCAAAGTGACCACAGAAGGCAACATTCGCATAGAGATTCTCGCTGCCTACTATTTTGGGTACCTGAACAACGGAACTGCAACTATCGCACCCTTTCACTTGGTCAAGAAATTCAACCAAGCAATGGAGATGAATGGATTGATTGCTGAAATGTATGGACTTTATGTCTCTGACTTGGCTCAGAAGTTCCCTATCTTGGAGCTCGGCAATTTGTTGCGCAGAAAGCCGAAAGTGATATATGACTTCAGACCGTTATTCGGAGATTTCAACTACGCACTCGACTACTAAATCTCCAGCTCTTTACGCATCGCCAAGAAATTAAACACAAGCACGAGCTTCATGTTGATTACTTGGTCATATTTGGTGAGGTCACCATTGCACACCGACCAAATGAGCTGCTCCCATCCCCATTTTTGTGAGGACTTTTCACGCTCTGCTTCCTTCTTTTCGTCAGGGTCAGTGATTTCATCGATGTCATCAACCACTTGCTCTGTCATTAGATTCTTGTGGCTGGTGATGAAGTTATCTCTGAACTTGATATATTCGGTCAGCACACCATACATCTTGGTGATTGGTTGGTCCAGGAAGTAATGCACCCGACTTGAGGTCTTGAAATCGTTTGATTCCCACTTTGAGACCACATTGTCCTCGACAACTGATGGAATGCGATACAGCAGAGCGCAGATGTTTGGAAGATATTGGATGTAGTCGCTGGTGAAATAATACTCCAGGTCAATGAATTCACCAAGCGTGAGGTCAGTCATTGGCTTGAGATAGAACTTGCCAATCCTATCGGTGTACAATTTGCTTGGCTCGGTGTACAGCCACTGAAGGTCCTTAAAGATTTCAGTTACCTCTGTGATGTCGAGGTCATCAAAATCTTCTGGCAGTGAATCTGTGAGTGCGCAGATGATGTCAATGTTGTGGTTAAATACACCATCATCACCTTTGAGTTGTCTCAGCTCAATGAACTGCTCAAGATTGACTTGGTTCCACCTCTTCGGCAGCGTTGGCTTGGGCATATTCAGATATTTTCTCAGTCACAAATACAATGTATGGAACGCAGATTTCTGCTTTCAGATTGCGAAATATTTTTGCTTTGTGTTTGAGGTGCGCATCTGTGAAGTGCTCGGTGTTGGATAGGTCAGTTCGTTTGAACATGATTGCAAGAATATCACTGATGTAGTGATTCGGCTTGGTGTTGACAATCTTCTCGATGAGCTTGGTCTCTTTCACTGACAGCTTGAGCTGCGCCTCATAGGTGTAGCCTTCCAACTCGATGGTTGTCTGCGCTTCATTCGGTGTGTATGAATCGAGGTTGAATTCTTTTATCAGCTCAACAAATTTGCTGAATGGGTAGTCATCCCATAGCTCCTCTTTGATGCCAAGATATTTGAACATCTCAACATATCTCTCGATGTTGTCGAATTCTTGATTGTTCAGAATTTGGCTGATTTTTTCGAACTGCTCGATGGTGAGCTCGCTCATTTTGTTTGGGACTTGGATGTCAAATACTTGTATCATAATATCAATTTATGAACAAAGATACAAAATTTGCAATATAAGCATGACCAAAGATATTCCTATTTACAAAATCACAATCGAAGATGAGTTTGCCGATGGCGAGAACTTAGGCATCGAGATGATTGCGTTCACCAATCTTCCAGCTATCAAGGTCAAAGGGATGGCTTTCAGCGCAGAGAAAAAAATGATTTTTTCTGACGATCTAAAATATCGCATCACGGCACCGGCAATGATACCGATGGACATCTATCGAAACAACAAAGAAGATGGCGAGTATTATGTGCAGTTCACCGCTGAGGTCATTGAGCAGATTCACACCAAGTTCATGGCCGACCTCAAAAATCGTGACATCTTCAACCTGGAGCATGACACTGATAAGAAGGTGCCAGCCTACATCCTCGAAACATGGATTGTGGACAACCCAAACCAAGACAAAGCATTCAGCACATTTGGCATCGAGGTACCGAAAGGAACTCTCATGTTGACTGTTCAGGTGACTGACCCAGAATACTACAACAAATTGGTTGAAGATGGTCAAGTCGGATTCTCCATCGAGGGCTTTCTTGGTCTTAAATTATCGGAACAAATTAAACTAAATAACATGAACAAGTTACCAGATGGAGAATATCTTGTTGAGGACAAAATCTACGTCATGAAAGATGGCGAGGTTGTTGAAATCAAAGAGATGGAAAAAGAAGAGCCAACCGCTGAAGTGGTTGAGGAAGAGATGGCAGCAGAGCCAGTAGCGTTGGAAGATACAACAGTCGAGGAGACAGTGACTGAAGATTCAACCATCACTGACGAAGAGATGGCTATCGACCCGACAGCAGATGCAGAGGCTATTCTTGCAATCGTCTTGCCAGTTATTGAGGAGCGTGAGAAGGCATTAATAGCAATGCTTGCAGACCTTCGCAATCAAATGGAAGAGATGTACAACGAAAAAGAAGTTGAAGTTGAGGCAACAGACAACAAACAAAAAATGTCAGTGCAAGCAAAATTCAGCGCAGTGAGTAAATTTTTAAACCTAAATAACCAATAAAAAACAAACCAAAATGAGCAGAAAATTAAGATTCGACTTGGACATTGACGCATCAGCGTTATTGCAAGCAAACAGCGAGGCATTCTATTCTCGTGCGTATTTGAATGAGGAAACGGTTGACAACTACCGCACACTTCCTGGTGTCAAATATAAGACAAAAATTTCAACCGTAACATTCGGTCAGGTCCTCCAAGCAGAGAACTGCGGATGGAATGCAAGCGATGACGACCTCTCATCTGTTGAAATTGATGTATGTGGATTATCAGCTATGGCTGAAATCTGCCAATTCAATTTGGAGCAATCATTCGTATCTCTTCAAATGACAAAAGGTTCAAATGGTGACTTCACTGTTGCATCTTTCATGGATTTCTACTGGAATGAAATGGCGAAAACAATCGCTGAGAACATCGAAAAACTTCGTTGGTTAGGTGATACTGAATCATTAGTTCCTGCCCTCGCATTGTGTGATGGTTATGTAAAAGGATTGCTTGCTGATTCAGCTGTGATTGATATCGCTTCACCAGTTGCGATCACTCCATCAAATGTTCTTGCAAAATTGGCTTTAGTTTACGCTGCTATCCCAGCTGCTGTAATCGCTAACCAAGAAGATTTGAGAATCTATGTATCAACTCCAGTTGCTACGGCTTATCGTGCTGCTGTTGCTGCTGCCAACACTCAAGCCAACTTGACTCAAGCATTAGATTTCTCTTACTTAGGAATCAAGATGGTATTGTGTCCAGGTATGGGTACAACATCTAAAATTGTTGCTACGTTGAAAGGCAATCTTATATACAGTTTTGATGCTGAAGGTGATGGTAAAGCATTGCGTGCTATCAACTTAGCTGACACAGTTGCTGAGCCGGTTATCCGCACTCGTGCCAACATGAAAGTTGGTTTCACTCATGTGAACGGTGGTGAGATTGTATTCTACAACTCTGCATCCTAATATATTTTGGGGGGTGAAATTCCCCCCTTTTTTTTAAACTGAATAAATTCAAAAAAAAATGTGCGAAGCTTTAGAAACAATCGTAAAATCATGCGACAACAATAGTGGTGGCATTGAAAAGATTTGGATTAATCAGCAAGACAACATTGCGTCAATCGATTTAGATGACACAAACACCTGGACAATCGATGCGATCACTTTAGCAGTTGGTGCTCCTGACTATACTCCATTCGAGATACGTCGTAACACTGGAAGCTATGTTGAAGATGCTGCAATTGACCTTGTGAATGGTTCATCTTATGTTACTGCGACCATCACTTTGATGTTCCACCGCCGTGACCAAGACAAATCTCAATCAATCAAAATCTTGGGTGCTGGTCAGCAATACCTCAACGCAATCGTGAAGGATATGAACGGAAAGTACTGGTACTTCCCTTACCTTCAATTGAGCGCAGTTGGTGAAGGTTCTGGTACAACTCGTGCAGATGGTAGCAAATATTCTGTGACATTGATCGCAGAGAATGACTTCCTTGCATACGAGATTGAAGCAGCTGCTGTCAATGCTGTCATTGCATAATCTGAATTAAACTACTTAAAGAGCCATCCAATAGGGTGGCTTTTTTTGTTTATGAACATTTTTTGACCTATTTGCAATATAACTATAATGATATACATTAATAAAGGAGAGGTGAATTCGATTGTGCTGACGCTCACAGAGGTGTCAACACTTACTTCACCATACTATTTGTTCGTTTTTCAGAACGAAATGAATCCAACATCCGACCCGATTCTATTCACAGCACCAGATGACTCCGACTATCCAGAGAGATTCAATCTCTTTTATTTGGATGAGCCGGTTGATGTCGAGCTAACGAAGGGACAATATACATACAGCGTTTATGAATCAACCATACCTCCAACAGAAATCAGTGATACCACTGGAGTGGTCATTGAAGAGGGCAGAATGGTTGTCAGTGGCGCATCAACATCATCAATTTACGATTAATCATGGGCATATTTGACCGATTCAGAACAGCACAGCAAAAAGCACCCGAGATGGTTGAAGGATATCAATCCTTTTCAACACCATTTCTCAACATTGGTGCTGGCAATTTATCTCTTCCATATGTAAATGGTAGAAACCAAACCACTGGATGGATTCCATTTGGCGATTCAAATCTTTTTCCAAGCGTATTGAATCAGTTGGTTTACTCATCGCCTCTGCATGGTTCCATCGTGGACTACAAAACCAATGCCGTAGTTGGTGGAGGAATTGAGCTTAAAACAACTACAACCACACCTCAAGAGCTTCTTGAATTGTACACATTCGAGAAAAAATCTCGACTAAAAAAGACAGTCAGAATCACAACCGAGCAATTGATTGTGCACAATCGTGTGTACTTCAAGCTGTACTTCGATGATAAGATGAAGCTTACTCGAATGGAGAATGTATCTCCAGACAAGGTGAGAAGAGGTAGAGACCCGCAAAACTACTTTGTGTGTGATGATTGGAGCAGCCGCATTGATGTGATGTCTATAAAAAGATATCACCCAACGTGCGCTGATCGTTGTCAATTGTTTGTATATGAGGTCGAGTGCTTAGGCCAAGAGTGGTATCCGCTACCAAAATACACGAGTTGTTTAAATTTTGCATATCTCTCGGGCGAACTTTCGTACTTCGCAAAGAGTAACATTCAGAACAGCGTTTTCCCTTCATTTGCCATGATGTTCCCTAAGCGACCACAGAGCGAAGAGGAGAAAAACGTATTGAGAAACACAATAGACAAGATGAAGGGAGCTGCCAACGCTGGTAAGGCTGTCGCATTTTTTGCCAATTCTCAGGACCAGCTTCCAAAGATTGAAAGCATTCCAACCAATCAAAATGACAAGATGTTCCAAGAAGCATCTGGATTGAATACTGAGCAAATATGTTTCGCTCATACCATCGACCCAATCTTGATGGGTGTCCGCACCACTGGTTCACTTGGTTCTGGTAGCGATATCAAGCAAGCATATGTCATTTTTGAAAAGAATGTCGTGATGCCATTGCGTGAGCAAATCGTTGACATCTTCAATGATATCCTTCGCATTGCTAAAATCAACGCAGATTTCACAATCAACAACTTCCAAATCATCAATGAGACCATCGTTGAAATCGAGGGAGATGCAAGCAAGACATCTGACGCACTCAACTCACTGAGCCCATTGGTTGCTACCAAAGTACTGGAGCAGATGACACCAAACGAGGTCAGAGCACTCGCATCACTTCCACCGATACCAGGTGGTGACATCACTCAAGCTCAAGCAGCAGCACAATCTCAAACACCTCAAGCGTAATGTTGTACTTTATCACAGAATCTTATCTCAAGACCAACACACCCATCACAGCAAATGTGGATGTGACTGATGTGTTCCCCTATGTAGCCACTCAAGCACAGCTCCGAGTGATGCCGATATTGGGCACCGTATTCTACAACCATCTGCTTGAGGCATACAACGATCAAACGTTGACACCTGAAGAGGAGCAGCTTGTATTGTTCATTCAGCCGGTCATTGCATGGAGGTCTGCTGAAGACGCTGTATTTGGTTTGACCTATCAGCTCAAGAATAAAGGACTCCAACAACAGAGTGGTGACTACTCGCAGCCAGTAGGTCGCAGTGAGGTAGCATTCGGCATGGAGCACTTCGCACAGAAAGCATCATTCTTTGAGATGCGCCTCATCAGATACCTGGTGAAAAACAGAGCAGAATATCCTATCTTCATAAGCCATGAGAATCGTGACACCGACCTTCGCCCACAAATTGAGTGCGTGCAGTGCATCGGTGATTGCTTCATGAATGGTGTGTGGGATTGTGGATATCCACGCAATAACGGATATAACAATCAAATGCTTGTCATCTGATGAAAAACAGCCTATTCATTTTGACCGCTTCATTCCTCACAATACTCGCACCAGTACAACCAATGGTGTTGATTGCAATTCTTGCCATATTCATTGACACCATATTCGGAGTATGGCGCAGCGTAAAAAAAGGAGGCTGGCAAGCATTCAAATCTCGCAGGCTATCCGATACAATCGGCAAGTCATTGCTTTACTCTGGTGGCATCGTATTCACATTCCTAATCGAGAAGTATATCGCTGGTGATATCATCTCTCACTTCATCTCTGTGGAGCTCATCATGACAAAATTTGTGGCTTTCTTTTGCGTGATAGTGGAAGTCAAAAGCATCAACGAATCATATGAAAGCGTGACCGGAAAGAACATCCTCGCTGCGATGCGTAAATTCGTCACACGATCAAAAGAAGAGCTCGACCAATGGAAGTGACTCCACTCGACTGACCACCATAGGTGAGCACCGAGAATCCCCCGATGATACTGTTGTCGGGGTTTATTAAAGTCCAGTTTATTGGACAAAAAACTTGACAAATGGAATTAGATATCTCAAAAATCAAGCAAGTCAGACTCAAAGAGTCGCAGTATTTTGCAGAGGATTCACCCAAGAATCAAATCTATTTGCATCACACTGCTGGCAACGGCAATGCGGAGGCAGTCAGTAGGTATTGGAATGGCACCAGCGACAGAGTAGCAACTGCTTTTGTGGTTGGTCAAGATGGATTGATTGTGCAGTGCTTCAGCTCCAAGCATTGGGCATGGCATTTGGGTATCAGTAAATCAGAATTTAAAGGTCAAGGTGCGCCATATCAAAATCTTGACAAGACATCTGTTGGAATCGAGGTCTGTAATTGGGGATACCTCAAAGAAAAGGATGGTAAATTTTACAACTATGTTGGTGCTCGAGTGCCTGAATCTATGGTCACCACTTTGGACGCACCATACAAAGGCTTCAAGCATTGGTACAAATATACAGATGCTCAAATCGAAAGCACTCGTCAATTGGTAGTGTATTTATGCAAGACGTATGGCATACCAAATGAATATAGAGAGCAGATATTCTCACTTGACAAGGAGGCATTCATGGGCACTCCTGGCATATATACTCACAATTCGGTCAGAAAGGACAAGAGTGACATCTATCCATGCCCTCGAATGATTGAAATGCTAAAGAGCTTATGAGAAATTTAGTCACCATTCTGTCACTAATTGTGACAATATTTGCGACATCTTGTACCGCCAACTATCATGTGCGCAAAGCAATAAAGAAAGGATATCGCTGCGACAGCGTAGCTGATACAATTCGCATCACGTCAGTGGACTCTTTTCCCGTGATTGTAGACAATAAGATTGTCTATGAATACTATCACACCACCAAGGATACAATCGTGCGCTATAAGATGTCTTTTGTGCCACAAACAAGATGGCAGACTCGCATTGAATACAAGCTCAAGCGTGACACCATTCGCCAGGTGCAGAAGATAGAGGTGGCAAAGTACAAATCACAGAAAGAAAAGCCCGTTTTTTGGGTGCTTATTCTTGGCTTTGTGGTTGGTATGGGTACCATGTACCTCTTCAGATATTCTAAAAATAATATATGATTGTAAAAAAACACGCCAAGAACATCCACGAGATACAACTCGATGGCAGCTTGGTGAAGATAGCGATGCTATCAGACCTCCATTGGGACAATCCAAAAAGTGATTGGAAGATTCTCAAAAGAGACCTCGATTATTGCCTGGAGAACAACATACCAGTGATGATAAATGGTGATATGTTCTGCTTGATGCAAGGAAAGGGTGATCGCAGAGGCAATAAGTCTGACATCAGACCGGAGCACAACAATGCAAAGTACTTGGATAGTGTGGTTGAAACTGCTGTGGAGTGGTTTCTACCGTATGCTCACATCCTGACTGTCATAGGATACGGAAACCATGAGACCGCAATCATCAAGCACCAAGAGACCGACCTCCTTCAGCGATTCGTTGACCTCCTAAACTACAAAGCTGGGAGCAATGTGTTCACGGGAGGATATGGTGGATGGCTTATCGTGAAGCAGCTATTCAACGGCAATGTGCAGATGAGCACCAAAATCAAATACTTTCACGGCTCAGGTGGTGGAGGTGTAGTCACCAAGGGAGCACTCAACTTGACTCGTGCTCTTGAGATGTATGAGGACTTCGATGTGTTCACCATGGGACACATCCACGAGAATGCTGCCAGAAACGATGTGCGTGATACCGTTAGCTTCCATGCAAAGACTGGATATCGTCACCATCATAAAGACATCCATCTCATGCTCACTGGTACCTATAAGGAAGAGTATGGTGATGGCTCCAAAGGATGGCACGTTGAGCGTGGTGCTCCAGTGAAGCCAACTGGAGGGCGCATCCTTGTCATTGAATGCAAAAGATATGAGGAGGATAAAATGAAAAAAAGCTCAAAGAGTATCGACTCAATGAAATTTCCTTTGTAACTTAGTGCCGTATTCATAATACGTTGTTTTGGGGAGCTTTCGGGCTCCCTTTTTTGTTAAATATATTATACCTAATCGGGTATATTCCGACTAAACTCACAATATATTGCACCTTTTAGGGTACAATTAAGCGTATTTCACCAGCATTAAGTGTTTTGAATGTCACAAAATCAGGGTAAAACCTGACGAAAATTGTAACAAAATCAGGGTAAAACCTTACACTCCAAAAATAAATGTGAAAAAAAATTAAAAATTTGTTTACAAAAGTGAACATATTTGCAAATGTTCCGTATATTCGCAGAAACAAAAACAATTTATTATGGACAAACAACAAATTATCGACCTAATCAAAGCCACAGAGGCTGAACTCTACAAGGAGCTGCTTGAATGTTATGAGTATCGTGACGCAAGAGATGCAAAAGATTTGGCTATATTCAGAGCATCAGCTGCTTGGTTTTCTGTTAATCAACTACTTGAAAAAATCGAAGAGAATGAAAACAATTAAATTTCTATTTACTGACCTAAACCAAGATGAGCGTCAGTTCCTTGGTGGTGCGGCTGTGATGGTTGCAGGAATTTGGTTCCTATTCTGGTTGACAACAACCGTATCAAGACCAGTCTTAGACCATCCAAGCATCGACCCACAAATCTATCAAGAGCAGAGCTATGAGCTCCCAGCTTCATACGATAAATATGTAAAGAGAATCTACAATGAAAAATATGGAAAATAAGTATTGGTTTGCAGAGGAATCATCGAATGCCTCAGCCAACAGCATAATCGTTGATGTGTACACTCGCCAGGATGATGAGCACATCGGCACAATTCAACTAATTTACAGCTTTGATAAAAGAAACAACTATGAAGATTGGAAAATTGACACAACAGAATGGCATAAAGACCTCACCCTTAAAGAGTGCGATGAGGCAATGCAAGAACTTATTGACAGCGCAACCGAGAACTTCCACGAGTTCGCCTTCGAGTGCTACAACTATGACCCAAGAGAGGATGATGACGAGTGGTGGTGCATTTAGTCACTACCAGCGCAACCGATTCTGGACATCATTCAACCACAATCTATACAACAGAATTTGTGAAATCAAAATGACAGAGATATGACAAAAGAATTGGCAAGAGATATTCTATGGAATTATTGCGAAGAAAAAATAAAAGACGGAAAAGACCTTCCGATATATGACGAAAGAGTAACTACAACTTATGAAAACAATGTACTTGCTACATGGACATTCAGAGGATTGTTAAAATTTATTTACGAATTAGAAGATAAAAAATGAGATTCAAACTTACATACCACATCGGGCTCGCAGTAGTGCAAGAGTGGATATTCACCAGCAAGTCGCTGGCTTATTGGAAGAAGATGGACCTGATTGAGACGGGTCGATATAATGATGGCAAATTCAAAGTGACACCGGTATGACCAAAGAACAAAAACTACTCGCACTCTGTGGGGTGCTTCCAGTGATCGGTGACTTCATCGAGGACCTCAACGATCAAGGTGTATTCAAGAGAGTCATCAAGCAGAAAGCCAATATGCTGCTTCAAGAGATTCAGCGAGTGGATGCAACCATCCTGGAAGGTGGCAACATGGATATCTTCCAGCAACAAATCGAAATTCAACAATCATTTCGCCAATGGGTGGAGCAAAACTTTTAATCATGAACAAAACAATGCAAGAGATTCTCACTGAAGTGAATCAAGAAATCGTAAAAAATGACCTGAACTTCACACCTGGTGCAGACAACCGAGCTCGTCACAAGGTGTACCAGCGTTACTACTTATTTTTATTCCTTCGCACTCATCGACTAACACTGGAGGAGATAGCCAAGATATTTGGAATGGACCATTCAACAGTCGTGTATGGACTGAAGCAAGCGAATATCATGAAAAGAGACCGCTTATTCCTTCGCATGACCGATGATTTGCGTCAGAAATTCGAGCAATACACAGCCATGGACTATTTGGTTGAGCGAAATCTGATGCTCGATGTGCTCCAATGTGGGTCATTTTGGGAGATGCGAAAGCTCCAGGAAGATATCAAAAAAGGCTTGTATGGTGTGACGATGTGACGGATTCTCTATTGTACCGATTACTGGAGTAATGGCAAACAAAATAAGAGCAAAAAATTTTTTAGAGCGTCATCGTCACGCAAAATCGTTAAGTTGCACAATATCAGAAATTTAACCCTTAAGATTTGCATATTTATCGTCACGGAGCGTCACGAAAGACCTATTTATCGTCACGAAATGCGTATATTTATAGCCCACAAAACAACATTTTATGAAAGTTTCCATATTTAAATCACTATTTAACATCAAAGAAACGCCTTTTGAATTGTCCATTCACGAGGTATACAACCGCATCAGACTCGGCAATCCCGAGCTCATCAAAAAGGTGGCAACCATACGATCACTTGAGAAGGCTGACCCCGAGCATGACCGACTCAAGTCGTCACTTAATGCCATCATGTTCAATGGTACCTTCACCGAGCGAAATGACAGCAGTCTTGTCGAGCATTCTGGTCTGTGCATCCTGGACTTCGACCAATATCCAACAAAGAAGCTGATGATGGAGGAACGCAAGCGGCTGATTGCTGACCCTCATGTGATGATGGTGTTCACATCGCCATCTGGCAATGGACTGAAAGCTGTCATCAGAATCCCAAAGTCGGACAAGGTTGAGCACAAGCGCAGATTCACTGCATTCGGTAAGTACTTCCAAAGTGAATACTTCGACACAAAGAACAGCAACGTCAGTCGAGTCTGTTTCGAATCCTATGACCCTGACATCTACTTCAATGAGTTCTGCCAGGTATTTGAAGGCATCGAGCAAGACCAGGGATTCAGCTACACAGAGCGAACTCCCATTTGCATCCTATCAGATGAGGATAAAATAATCAGCTTGATTGAAAAGTTTGACCATGGTTGTCAATTCGAGGAGGGCAGTCGCAATGAATTCGTGTTCAAATTGGCAGCTGTGCTCTGCGAGTATGGCATCGGAAAGGATACGGCAGAACAGTACATCTGGACCAGGTATGCTCAAGGCTCCAGCTTCAGCGAGCAAGAGATGGTCACAACCATTCGCTCGGCTTACAAGAAAGCCTCATTTGGCATCAAATACTTTGAGGACAAAGATACCTTTCAAAGGGTGCGTCAGAAGCTCAAGAGCGGCATCGCTGACGATGATATCAAGAAGCAGCTGAATGTGCGAGAGGATGTCATTGAGGATATCAAGAAAGAGATTCAAACTGGTGATGATATCTTCTGGTCAGTCAATGAGAAAGGTGGCATCACGATACAGCCATCAAACTATGCTGAATTCCTGGTCAAGAACGGATTCAATAAGTACTATCCAGAAAATGCAGAGAAACCAACCTTTGTCAGAGTCAAGGAAAACAAGGTCAAGATATCATCAGCTGAACAAATCAAGGACTTTGTACTGAACTATCTCCAAAGCAAGGGTGAGATGGATGTGTGGAATTACTGCTCCAGGAATGCATTTCTATTCAATGAGAACTTCATCAATATGATTGACAGCATCAACATACTGATGCTTCAAGATAGCAAGGATGCGTCTTATATCCCATTTAAGAATGGTGTTGCCAAGATATCCAAGGACAAAGTGGAGCTCAAGAGTTACATCGATGTGGATGGATACATCTGGGAGAATCAAATCATCGAGCGAGATTTCACGCTGCTGGATGACTGCACCAATGACTTTCAAGATTTCGTCAGCAAGGTGTCAGCAGATGACAGCGGCAGAGTGGATGCACTTGAGACCACACTCGGCTATCTGATGCACACCTTCAAAGACAAGACTGACCAGAAAGCAATCATCTTCAATGACCAAGAAATCGATGACAACCCAAATGGAGGGTCAGGCAAGTCACTGATGTTGGCTGCACTCGGCAATCTGCGCAGAGTGGTCAAGATAGATGGCAAGAGCTTCAATCCATCCAAGTCTGATTTCGTTTATCAGCGAGTAAACCTCGATACGCAGATTCTTGCATTCGATGATGTGCGCAAAGCATTCGACTTCGAGCAGCTATTCAGCCTCATCACCGAGGGAATCACCGTCAACCGCAAAAACAAGGATGAGATATTCATTCCATTCAACCGCTCACCAAAGATTGTCATCACTACCAACTATGTCATCAGTGGTGCAGGCTCTTCTCATGATCGCAGACGCCACGAGCTGGAGTTCTATCAGTACTTTCACAGCAAGCGCAGCCCACTCGATGAGTATGGTCGACTATTATTTGACTCATGGGGTGATGAAGATTGGTTGAAGTTCGACAATTACATGGTCAAGAACCTACAAAAGTACCTGACAAATGGATTGATGAAAGCCATCAGCATCAACGCAGATGCCAAGCGACTCATTCAGTCAACGTGCAAGGACTTCTTTGATTGGGTGGAGGAAGGCAACCTACCGCTTGACATCTACAACTACAACGGCACCAAGATTCAGGAATTCACATCTGAATTCACCTCATTCAAGGAGCTCGAGCCACGCAGATTCCTCAAATGGGTGCAGTCGTATGCTGATTATAAAGGCTACAACGTCACCAAAGGGCGCAATCACAACGGCAGATACTTCCTTCTCGAGTCAGGAACTCCCAAACCTACTCCAGAAGATGATGATATTTGGGATGAACTTAATGAACAAGCGAAGCAATGAAAGCAACAGCAATAGACGAATTAGTAGGTAAAATACTAACCGAAGTAGATAAGTACAATGATGATATGGATGTCATTGGTATTGAATTATGGAACGCTTATAGGGGGTGTGTAGATTTATCCGAGTTTGTACAGCAAGCAAATGAATTATTTAAGGAGCAAATACAAGCAGCATTTGAAGAAGGAATGTTTCACCACACAAATGGACTATGTCCTGATGAGTACTACAACAAAACCTATAACCAATGACAAGACAACATCGACAACTCTTAAAAGACCTCCAGCTCAAGCACAAGATGGAGAAATATCCAACCATCCCACCGCACCTGATTGCCCTGGACCAATGGAATGACAACGGAGCCAATGCATTGACCAAATCAATTATCGGATTCCTTCAGTTCAACAACTGCCAAGCGGAGCGCATCAACACGATGGGAGTCTATCGAAAGAAATACCGCACTGATGGAGTTGCCATCGGTGGTCAGTGGACCAAGGGAACCGGAACACCAGGCTCGGCAGATATCTCCGCAACGATCAAGGGCCGCTCAGTCAAGATTGAGGTCAAGTATGGCAAGGATAGACAGTCTGATGCACAGAAAGCATACCAGAAAGCCATAGAAGAGGCTGGTGGTGTGTATGTTATTGCAAAAGATTTTGAAGGATTCTTGAATTTTTATGAGCAGTTTTGCGAATCAATCAAATAAAAGCGTATATTTACAATTCAAAACAACAAAAAAACAATTATGAGTACAAAGAAAGCGGAGGCTACACTCGCAGAGCCAATGAACATTTGGCAAAAATTACACGCTGCCAAGCAGCAGATTGGAAAGGTTGCTAAGAATGCAACGAATCCACATTTCAAAAAGAGCTATGCTGACATCAATGCGCTGCTCACAACAGTGGAGCCAATCCTCCACGAGCATGGACTGCTTCTCTTGCAGCCAGTGGTTGGCAATGATGTGGTGACTCGTATCATCGATATCGATTCAGGTGAGGTCATCGAGTCATTCATGAGCCTTCCAGTTATCACAGACCCACAAAAGGTGCTCGCTGCCGTCACTTACTTCCGTAGAGGTACATTGCAGTCACTGCTCTCACTTCAAGCCGTTGACGATGATGGAAACACAGCAGCTCAAGGTGCAGCATCTAAGCCAACTATCACAGATGACCGCTTCAAGAAAGCACTCGAATCAATCGAAGCTGGTAAGTACACAGCAGAACAATTGGCTTCCAACTATGCACTCACTGAAGCTCAATCCAAAATGCTCGCACTATGAAATGGCATCCATCGCAAATCGGTAAGCTGATGACCAATGGCAGAGCCAAGGACAGCATGGGAGAAACAGCCAAGAGCTACATCAAGCAGTGTGCAAAGGAAGATTTCTACAACTACACCACAGAACTCAACAATAAATACATCTGGAAGGGTAGAGAGCAAGAGCTGGAGTCCATCAACCTCATCAACTCGGTGAGATTCACTGACTATATCAAGAATGATATCACCATCGAGAATGACTATCTCATCGGCACTGCTGATATCGTAATCGAGCAGCGCATCATTGACGTCAAAACATCCTGGTCACTCGATACATTCCCGGCACTTGTGGAAGATGCAGTCAACCCACTCTATGAATGGCAGCTCAGAGCATACATGATGCTATACGACAAGCCATGTGCTGAGCTGATATATTGCATGGTCACCACCTGGGATGAATTCCTCAACGAATACGAGAATCTCCAGCTGCACAGAGTCGACCACATCAATCCTGAGAAGCGCATCACCGCTCTCTGGTATGACAGAGATGAAGACATCGAGGCCAAGATGATTGCTCGCCTTAAAGAAGCATCAGAGTTATATCATGAATACTACGAACAATTGAATCAGAAGTAAAATGAAAACAAGTCAATTGAAAACAAAATTCATTAGCGTTAGACTTACTGAAAATCAACATAAATCATGGAAAGAATGTCTTAAAAAAACTGATTTGACGAGTACTCAAATGATAGGTAGATTTATAGATTGGATGAAAGATTCTAATAAAACTGAAAATAAAGAGTTGATTAATTCAATCGCCAGGATGCAAGCAGAAGCAATTATTCAAAGCAAATCTGAGCATGAACTACCTTGGGAAGTTGATGAATATAAAGAATACTTAGTAAAAAAATTATTAAAACGATAAATAACAAATAAAAATGGAAGAGCTAAAAGCAAAAGGCACCATTCACCTACTCGGTGAAGCCAAACAAGTGAGTGACAAGATGAACATCAGAGAGTTCGTTCTCTCAATCGGTGACAAGTATCCACAGCTGGTACAATTTCAAGCTGTTAATGAGAGAGTGAAGTTCCTGGATGGAGCCAAAGTCGGTCAAGAATGTGAGGTCAAGTTCGACTTGAGAGGTCGTGAGTACAATGGCAGATACTACGTCAGCCTAAATGCATGGGATATCCGCATCGAATCAGCAGCAGCACCATCAAAACCAATCTCAGATGAAATCAATGACGATTTACCTTTCTGATGGCGAGAACATTCGGGACTTCATCTACAAAGAGTTGAGGTCCCGACTCTCAAGTCGATACAAGATGACTCACCTGGCTGAAGATATGAATCTCAATTACTACACCGTCAACCGATTTATGAGAGGTAATGGCGTGGGAGATGAGTTCTATATCCAAGCCTTCAACTTCCTAATGAAATGAGATACTTCATCGGATATATTGGCACCAGAAATGAGGGACTTGACAACATCGTGAAGCGATTGGAGGACCTATTGAATGAACTCAAGGGCTGCTCTTATTGCATAGTACTAACTTTTTCGGATGAAGTTCACATCTCCGAAGTAACACCAGAGGAATTCTATGAGCAAACCGCAGCACTTAACTGACCCAATCGTACTCAAGGTGCTCGCTAAGTATTATGAGCGCAGCCAGCTCGGCATCAAAAAATATGGGCGCACTTTAGATCGTGATGACCTGAGCCTCACCGATTGGTTGAATCATCTCCAGGAGGAATTGATGGATGCCACTCTGTATATTGAGAAGCTCAAAGCAGATTTGAAGCAAGCACAAAAAGCCGCTTTAATTGAGTTAAGCAACATGGACAAGTATAAGGGGTAAAAATTGCCACATAACTTAAAACGAAATGTAAAGAAAAATGAAAATAGAAATAACCCACTACGGACACAAATCCAGCTATGAGTTCGAACACGAGGATGTAACTCTTGAGGACTTGGTTTATCACTTGGATAAGCTACTGAAGCTAACAGGATATCATTTTGATGGAACATTAGAAATAGTAAACGACGAACAATGAAACCCGACAAAGAATACTGCGCAGCACTCGCCACGATGATACTCGTGACCACAGTGGCTATCATATTGATTTTTAAACTTATCTTTGAGCTATGGAACTGATACTATCATACCTCGCACTCGGGTGGCTCATTGCCAACTTCGAGCCTCTGCACTGGGTGATTGACCTTCTATTCATGAAGGTACTGCCAAAAGGCAAGCTCAGTGATTACATTCATGCTGGCTTTGGTTGCTGGAAGTGCACCTCATTTTGGACTGCTTTGGCACTTTCTGGCAATATATATACGGCAGCAATCACAGCGATGGTCGCCTACATCATCAGCGAATGGATAGAGAGCAAATAGAATATATCACATCAGTCAAGGCAATGCCTGAACAAGAGCGATACAGCAAGAGAACGCTGAACGTGCTCAAGCGCATCAAGGTCAACGAGACCGGGCAGCCTGACCGTGAATGCTTCTGCTCCCAGCTGAGACGCAAAATCTGGTACAAGGAATTCATCAATTGGTATGAAGGCAACGCTTGACCGCTACATATCGTCTCACTATGAGGAGCTGTATCGATACACCAGGTATTTCTGCTCCAAGTACAATCCGAAGCTAACTATCGATACGGTCATCTCCAACGCATATCTGCACTGCATCGAAATCAATGACAATACAGAGGATGTCGGCAAGGTCAAGAGCTATATCCTCAACTCAATCAAGCGGCAAGTAATTTGGAAGAACGTCAACAGCTTCAAGGATGAGCGAATCCTGGCATCAGAACTCGCAGTTCCGGACACTTTCGATGATGGGGAGGACCTCAACTACAAAATCGCAATCGAACAGCAATACCAGGGATGGAAGTCATCGGTGGACATCTACCGAGATGGTCTCACAGACAACGTCAAGATTGCAGTCGCCAATGCATACTTCGACAAGGGACTCACAACGGCACGATCTATGGCGAGTTACTTCAATATACCAAACACCTCAGCACACTACCTAATCGCAGACATAAAAAACACACTTAAAACCATACACTATGAAAATAAAAGATGAGTACAAGGGCAAGACTATCGTCAAGAACACCACGCTCGGAAACATGACAATCGTTGTTGACAATATAGATGTGAACAGATACCGACACTATGTGAGCATCGGATTCGGCTATTTGTTCGAAGAGGAGAACGTCAGCACAACTGCACCAGAACAATGCATTCGATATGAAGGCATCGAGGCAGATGAGCAGACTGAAGCTCCAGCACCAACACCAAAACCAACACGAAAAAGAAAAACCAATGCCAAAGCCAACACCAAACGAAACCAAGGATGATTTTCTCTCTCGCTGCATGGGCGATGAGGAGGCACTCCAGGACTTCCCTGAGAATGACCAGCGATATGCTGTGTGCAATTCCTTGTGGGATGAGTCAAGAATGACCGCACTATCAAAGTACAGAGAAGCATTCGCAGAGAAAAGCTACTCAGACTATCCTGATTCTGTGCGCAACAACGCACGCAGAGGAATCGAGCTCAACAAAGAACTCGGCAACAAGTGCGCAACTCAAGTCGGCAAGGTCAGAGGACAGCAGCTCGCAAACAAGGAACCCATTTCAGTGGATACAATCAAAAGGATGTATTCATACCTATCGAGAGCAGAGGTCTACTATGACAACGCTGCACCTGAGGACTGCGGATACGTTTCATTCCTTCTGTGGGGTGGTAAAACTGGTAAGGATTGGGCAGAAAGTAAACTTAAAGGCTTAGGATTGATATAATGGGAAGAGTAAAACACATAGAAACACCAGAAGATATGTGGCAACTCTTTGTTGAGTTCCGCAAATGGTGCAAAGACAATCCGAGATACCAGTATCAGCTTTCCAATAAGACTGGAGAGCCTGTGCCGGTACCGCTCGAGAGACCACTTACAATGGTTGGATTCCGTTCATGGGCAGCAGAGAAGCATAAGAGCGTGGAAGATTATTTCGCAAACAGCGAGGGGAGATATTCAGCTTACGCCACAATCTGTCGCACGATAGAGGCAACCATCAAGCAAGACCAAATCGAGGGAGGCATGGCTGGGCAGTACAACCCTTCCATCACTCAGCGACTGAATGGTCTGACTGAAAAGACTGACATCACTTCTGGAGGGCAGAGCATCTCCGAGGTGAAGGTGAACATAATTAGACCTACTGAATAGTATTATTGCTATATTTGTGGGAAGTGGCTATATGAGAGAAATACTCGTATAGCATCCCTATTGCCTAAACTTGACCTATGGCTGAAATCTCAATCGACAGCACTGTCATCTTCGAAAAGAACTATACAGCATTGGCTGACCCTGGTGTGCGCTTCATCATCAATGAGGGTGGCAGCCGCTCGAGCAAGACCTACTCGCTTTGCCAAATGATCGTGGTGTACTGCTTGCAGAATCCTGGCAATGTGGTCAGCATCGTGCGCAAGACCTTCCCAGCTCTCAGGGCAACTGTCATGCGTGACTTCTTTGAAATCATGAAGGAGATGGGCATCTATGAGGTGACGAGCCACAACAAGTCAGAGCACATCTACACCTTCCCGAATGGAAGCATCGTGGAGTTCTTTTCAGTCGATGATGAGCAAAAAATACGCGGTAGAAAGAGACATCTTGGCTGGTGCAATGAAGCCAATGAGCTATGGTTCGAGGACTTCCAGCAGCTGAACATGAGGACCGAGCACAAGCTCATATTTGACTACAACCCGAGTGAGTCAGCATCCTGGCTATATGAGCTGCCGATGGATGAGAGCGTCATCATTAAGTCAACGTACAAGGACAACCCATTCCTCCCTGACAGCATCAAGCGACAGATTGAGGACCTCAAGCGCACTGATGAGGCCTTGTATCAAATCTATGCGCTCGGAGAGAAAGCCATCAGCAAGAGCAACATCTACTCGAACTGGACATTCGTCAAGCATCGCCCGGCAAGGTTTGTAAACTTTGTATACGGATGCGATTTTGGGTACAATCATCCAACAGCCCTCATGCGAGTCTACTGGTGCGACAATGACATCTACATCGAGCCGGTGATATACGAGAGCTACCTGACCACCACCAACCTCATCGACAAGATGGGCAACCTGGGCATCGAGAAGTATGTGACCATCGTGGCTGACTACGCTCGCCCTGAAATCATTGCCGAGATGAACAACGCTGGCTATGACGTGCAGAACGCAAACAAGGTGGTCAAGAAGGGCATCGACAACATCAAGACATTCGGAGTGGTCTGCGAGGATGAGCCACGCATCAAGAAAGAGTATGAGAACTACAAATGGAAAAAGGTCGGTGACATCATAACCGATGAGCCCGTGAAGCTGTTCGATGATGCCATGGATGCCGTCCGCTACGCTGCCACGCACATACGCCAGGAGTACTACACCGATGACAGCTATTTCGCCTTCTAAACATTTGGCTGACAATTTGCAATATAAAGAAAAACAATGGGAACAAATCTAATGGGCGAACTTGTCGCCGACATGGGCACATACATTGCCAACAACACAACCGAAGTAACTAACACCATCGACGCTATTGTAGTGCTTGAGGATACTGTATTCACATCAATCAAAGTGGCTGGCACTGATGTCAAGTCATCGTACATCGCAGCGACTGGAACTGCCGTGAAAGCTGGTGCAATCATCACACCGATCAATAACCTTCAGTTCAGCGGAGTGAAACTTGCAAGTGGTTCGGTTGCGTTAGTACTTGGATAATGTACGGCTTCGGATATTCACTTTATAACCGCACCCCGTTCTTGGGTAGTGGTAGCGGATTTGACCCAGCTGCTCAGGCATACTTTGCGGCAACGGGCATCACTGGAGCAACACAACAAGCTGCTATCAACAACCTTGTCAAAGGCCTCAAGACCGATGGTATTTGGTCGAAGATGAAGGCTGTGTATCCGTTTGTTACTGACAATAGGAATTTGTTGAGTTATACTGAGGATTTTAGCAATGTTTATTGGCAAAAACAAAATTGTACTATCACAACTGATGCTATTACTGCTCCAAATGGAAGTACAACAGCAGATAAAATGGCAGAAAGCACAACCGCCAATACGTTTAGACAAACACGTGCGTTACCTACTATATCAACACCAACTGCAACAACATATACTTACTCCGTTTATTTAAAAGCTGCGGAAAGAAATTGGGCTTTTTTAAACATTGAAGGTGGTACAATTGGAGTAGGTGCAAATTTTAATTTAACAACAGGAACTGTAGGTATTACTACCTCAGGAACTACTGCTACAATATCTAATGCAGGTAATGGGTGGTATCGTTGTACTGTGAGTGGTAATGTTGGAACAGGAAGTATTTATCCTGTAACTTACATTATGAATGGTGACAATGTATTTACTTATGTTGGGGTAGTAGGAAATGGAATTTATTTTTGGGGAGCACAACTCGAACTTGGCTCAACTGCAACAACCTACCAACCAATCGCAACAACACAACAAGCATTCATTGCATCACAATTCAAATTCAACCTTGTCAATCCTGTTGATTCAGACGCTGCTTTCCGATTAGTATTCAACGGAGGATGGACGCATTCAAGTAATGGGGCTTTGCCTAATGGAACTAATGGATATGCTGATACCAAGTTAGTGCCTTTATCCGTGTTTTCATCGGCTAATAGCATCTCATTTGGTTATTATAGTAGAACTATTGGTGGCGCTGCTGAAACACGAATGTCAATGGGTGCATTTGATGGTGCAAGTGATTCAAGTTTAATAATTCGTTGGAATAATGGTTTTTCATATAGCAACTTAAATGAAAATTTATACACAGCACTTTATACAAATGCTGATACTCACGGATTCTATGTAGCAAATAGAAATACAATTAATAGAGAACAAGGTTGGAAAAACGGAATAAAAATGATTGATGTTGTAAATACTCCTACAACAAGAACAAATAAAAATGTTTATTTAGGTGCATTAAACAATAATACAGCACCATTATATTTTGATAATAAACAAAGTGCTTTCGCTCACATTGCAGACGGCCTAACCGACACCGAAGCAGCTAACCTATACACCCGAGTACAAACGTTCAATCAAGCACTGGGCCGTCAGGTTGGTGTGCCTATCGTTTCTGATGCCGATGCTCAAGCGTTCTTGAATTCAGCTGAAATCACTGACTTAACTCAAGCCAATGCAATCAACACGCTTGTCACTGATTTAAAAGCTCAAGGCTTATGGACTAAAATGAAGGCCATCTATCCGTTTGTAGGTGGTACGGCATCAACTCACAAATGGAACTTGAAAGACCCGAGAGACCTTGACGCTGCGTATCGCTTGGTGTTTAATGGTGGGTGGACACATAGCTCAAATGGAGCAACACCGAATGGGACGAATGGGTAT